TACTCGATGATAACTTCTTTAACTTCAAGATAGACTTTGCTAGGGTCATTCCTGTCAGCCCGAGTGCTAGTAAAAACACTACACTCTATAGACTTAGTCTGCTCAATAATCTCACGATTATTAGAGACACCCAAAGCAGCACCGAATACTATAGCGTGCTTCTTAAAGTTACCGACACCGAACTTGTTATCTAAGAAGTACAGTGCCGTAGCCCTATCACCAGGCCTAGGCTCTACATCTTCTGGGTTAGCCATCTCGATAACTTCTAGCAAGATAAGCTCAAGCTCTACGCCAGTCTTAGTGCCAATTTCTTTCAATGACATACTAGCAGATACCTTGTAAGCACCATGTGGAAACGGTGTAAACGCTGGCAAATCTTCCAGATCATCAAGAGTAGCATCTAACAAGTCGTCAAGGGCCATAACTGCATTTTCTTCTAACATAATATATAACCTTATATTTAATATTGATAATGGTATTAAGTGTGGTCTGTAAGTTAGAGTCAACACACCAGTGACTTGTTCGATAGTGCTTATTTATATGTCTCAATCCCCTCCACGAACGGGGCCACGCTCAGAACATCAGACCTCAGACCTTAGCCTTATTAGCCGCTGATTTGTTGGCTGCTATACGCGCTAAGATAGCTGCACTACTAGACCTAGGTGTGTTGGTAGCAATGGCTGCTTTATTCTTATCGCTGACCTTACTCTCCTCAGTCTCACGCTTCTTATAAATCTCAGGTTTGAAGATAGCTAGGAGTGAAGGTTTCTCTGCACCTTCTAACACAGCATCAGTACGAGAGCCAGATAATATAGTAGTGCTGTAATCAGTAGAGCTAGAGAATACATGCTTCTTATTCTTACGCTCTGCATACACTACATGACCAAAGTACTTAGCCACGTTACGGGAAAAGTTACGAGTACCAGATACAGGTACAAGAACATTCTTCTTACCCTCAGTGGTAGCTTCTACCTCATGAGAGATAACAACGCAATGATACTTAGCTTGCTGAATATGAGAGAAGAATATATCTAACAACTTCCCTTGCTTAGAGTGATCGTCAAACTCCAGCTTATAGTCATCAGGCTGATTCTTAGTGATATGTGCTACTGCGCTATTAGATAACTGAGTAGCTGAGTCAACGACTACAACCCAGTCACGGCCTAGAGAGTTAACATCCACTACTGCGGTGGGAGCTTCCGTCTTTTTACAGGACATACAAGCTACCTTACCATGCTGATCGCAGATAACTACTGGCCCCTTAACTATCTTAAGCATTGTCTCTATAGCTATGGGGTAGCTAGAAGTATCCGGTAGAGAGATAACCTCAATGCGATCTTGCCATTCCTCTGGCAGTTTAAATAAGATCTCGTAAGAGTTCTCTAGGTCTATCCACAGAAGGTTAAAGAACTCTGATAACTCTGAGGCAATCTGTGACTTGCCTACTTTAGGTGCACCAAAGATCATAACCTTCTGTGCTTTATCTTGCTCTAAGTCTTTTATCTTTGCCATGTTATATACCTTATATATGAATAGATATGATATAGATTACTATTACTATTACTACTATTACTATTACTATTACTATTACTATTACTATTACTATTACTACTCTTTCCAGACATATAACTCACAGATCTAAATTAGATTACTTCTCCTTCAGATTCTCCCTTAGCAATCTGCTCGGCTATAAGATCTCTGAAGTCTACGCTATAGGTATAAACCTCAGCAGCTTTCTCCATCTTCTCAATAGCATCTCTAGTAAGAGGTTTAGTTACTACTCCTGTGTCCATAGTGCAGGTGTTAATATACTCACACTCACGGAAGAAGTCATAACAATTCTCACCATGCATAGGATAAACATCATAGCTATCATATAACTGTATTAGATGTGTGTCGATTATAAGTTCTTGTAACCACAGCGCTCGCTGAAGTAATGACTTAGAGAAAGGCATCTCTACAAACTCATAGGATTTTGTCTCATAGACACAATATAATACTGTATAAGATGAGAGGTTAGATACAAGTTTATCTAAGACTACTGAGTAACCTAAGGCTTGCCCAGAGTTCTTGAAGGTAGCAGAGACAGCGGCAGATGACGAGGTCTTATTCTCTAAGACAAGGATCTCACCTGTTAGCTTATGCTCTAACACAGCATCTAAGAACCCACGGTATACAAACCCATCAGGTAATGTAACTTGGAAAGCTAACTCTACGGCTGGCTTACCGTCCATATATAAGAGATCATACTCTTCTAAGAATCCATTGTTAACAAGGACTTGGAATCTCTGTACTGCGAATAAGGCTGAAGCGAATGACTTCTTCTGCTTAGGATTATAATCTAAGAGATCAGTACTCCACGATAGAAAGGTGTCCATTATAACCGTGGACTCGTCTTTCTTCTCTAAGACTGACTGCATGCCTACACCTACGGCATGACCAAAAGCAAATGTAACTTCTTGCTTCTGCGTATCTTCTTTCGGATTTATAACTTCCTGCTTACCATTAAGCCTGTAGAGCTGATACTTACGAGGACACTTATGTAGTGTCTGCCTAGAGCTATGAGATAGGAGCTTGAGTCTAGGATCTATCTCACCTTCCTCTAACTGCACTACTTCTATTAGATGTGGGTTAGCTTCTAATCTCTCACGCTCAGCGATATCTATTTGTATCTGATCGCTATCCTCTCCTAGGACATCATCTATACTAGGCATAGGGATAAGATCTGGAGATAATCTTTTAGATGTGCTAGATGTGCTAGATGTGCTAGATGTGCTAGATGTGCTAGTGGAGGCTCGCATTCTAGCACGTAATGCTTCCACCGCTGGGCTAGCAGTGGCAGGGGTGGCAGGGGTTGCAGGGGTGCTTCTCTCTACAGACATGTTAATATAACTCCGGTAGTACATCTTTATACATAGATATTAGTATTGCCCTCTCCGCTCTGTGAAATAGCGCTAGGTCATAATTCTTCCTGTACTCTGATACTATACCTGCTACCTGTTGGGAGTCATAACCCATAAGCAAGGGAGGTATCTTAAAGTTACAATCTATATCTGGATAGTCTGGAAATTCTAGGGGAGCTAGCCATTCATATAATGCTTTAGCTCCTTGCATATACTCTACAAAACATTCCTTATGTCCCTTAGTATATAGGAGAAGGAATTTGTCTAAAGGAAAGGGAGTATTCGCAGTATCTTTATGCTTAATACTCCTATCAGTTGAAGCTCTAAGCGATGCGAGTCTGTCTGCTAGATCGCCCACCTTATAAGTCGTCCAGGGTAGTGGACTTAAGAGCCTTCTTATTAGGCTGCTTAAGTACAGCCGTAGATATCTCAACACCAGTCTGCTTCTTAAGACCAGAGACTAAGATATTAATCTCATCTTCGGAAAGGATAGTAACAATATCGGGATCATTTTTAAGTTGCCTATGTATGTCCCGTAGAAGTGTGGGCATATTAGGAGTCTTATTAAGGAGGGACTGCTCTAACTCGGCAAGCTTCTCACGTATAGTGTAAAGCCGAGTCTCAGATACAGATGTTGCGGCGGGAGTAGAGTCTGACATAGCTGTAAGTTCCTATGGATAATTACAATAAGCTATAAGGGAGAGAGGGTTATGACCTAAATAGTACTAATCTATATTAGGAAACTCTCGTGCGAATTCTTTAGCTAATTTCTTGTTACGCTTAGCTAGGGCAACCCTAGCATTAAACTCATCATGTTCAGGCTTGGTAGGGAGAGGAGCTGTATAACGTGCCACCCATTGGCCTTGACCAGTGTGAGATGTAACAACAATACGGCGCTGATTACCAGTGCGCGGAGTCTGATCTATAATAGGTTCTTTCATATCTTTCATATTATATACCTTATATACCTTATATACCCTATAATCTTATAATCTTATAATCTTATAATCTTTATAATCTTATAATCTTATAATCTTTATAGTGTGTGAACAGATATCTCTGTGATAGGCACTAACTTAAGAGTTAGCTTAGTGCCATTGGATTTTTCTTTTATACCATGCTTCTTATAAATCTCAGACTCTTTATATAACCAGCCTAAGTCTTTAGTCTTTTCTTTACGGACACCTTGAAGTATTCTACCATGCGTATGAGTAGGAGCGGAGATAGATACAGATAGATCTTTCTTTAACGCTAGCCATATAGGCTGATACTTACGCATTAGATCTAGAAACTTCCTTACAGGTGTACAGGTGTATAGTATGCTTTAGTGTAAGACTCTTAACGCGTTACATGACTGGAGACAGTTACCGTGTCTTGCCGCTTATTCGTAATGACCTTAGCTACGAATATAAGAGCCTTACCTAAAACATGCTCCCCTTAATGACTGTAGCTAAGGGGAGCATGGGTACTACTAGGTACTACTAGGTACTACTAGGTACTACTAGGTACTAATATCACGCTTGATCCTAGTCTGAGCGCCGCCCCGTTAGTGGGACGGCTTGAGACCTTACAGGTTAGCAAGCAACTCAGCAGGAGAGACATTCTGGTACGTTTCGCTCTTATCGAGCAAGAACGCAACACAGTCTTGAAAGTCTTCGATCTGAGGAGAAGACTCTGCATAGATAGCTAACTGATCAGTGAGCATCTCTAGTACAGGCATGTTAGTTTTGACCTGTGCCAGCTTCCCAAGCAATAGCTTAGCAGCTCTGCCAACTTGCTCGATAGACTTGCCAGTCACCCCTGGCATAACCTCACAGTAATCCGCTGCGAAATCTTCCCAAGTTTCCTTAGGAATACCACCGCCGCGACGAGCAGCCTTAGGCATATTAGCTATTATATCCCAAGCCAGCTTATCTACCGGAAAGGTAGCAGCTGTTAGGGTGATATCCTCGTAAAGAATGTCACGGGCAATACCGTTAATAACATCTTCCATTGCAGACATGAGTAATTCAAAAGACTTACCGCCAGCCTCTAGGATAGCGACAATACCTTCAGCAGATGGATAAGGAATGGCAAGTTCTACCGGGCCACGTACGGTCTCAATACCAGACTCTTTGTCTGTAGACTTCTTGAAGTTAAACCGTGAAGGTTTAACGTCTACTGAGAAATCATAGTTCAGCTTAACTTGCGCCATGATTACTTTCATCTCAGACTCGCTAGGATTCTGAACAGAGATAACATTGTGCTTAGGTTCATTTACTGCTGTGCTATATTGGTCGGACATAAGGTGTACCTTTATGATTGGGATGATTGGGATGATTGGGATGATTGGGTAGTAGGAATTATAACTCTGATCTAGTTAAGAGAGGTAGTTAGATACATGTTCTGTCTAGTGTTTTCCCTCAACAGGACTGCCACTATACCACAGTCCCCTTTCGGGTCAACATCTTTTTTTCTCTTAGGTAGGAGAAGGATTTAGAGATAAATTTTATTCTTTTAACCAGCGCCTATGAGCAGAGCGAGTAATAGGTCGCCCTCCATTGGGTTTATTAAAGTTACTAGATGCACCTTGCCTAACGCTAGTAGCTATACTTTTATTTACGATCTTCTCATACATTGCTTTAGTAGCTTTATACTCTAACTCCTCTATGCGAGAGGTAGAGTCAGGCTGTGGTGGGCGAGCGGATCTAAAGACATGACCTTTAGGTTGTAATGTACAGTAGATCTCGTGCTCCTCCCTAAGACTATACTTAGAGAAAAGCTTATCGCATAAAAAGCAGGGGTACGATTCTATTAGTGACATTTTATATAATACTCCTTTACTTTAGTAGTTAGCTGGTAGATACGAAAGATACCTACAGGTTCCATTATTAAAGTGGTTATAGGTACGGCATGAATAACACAAGCCGCTATTAGAGCATCAGTCATGCCCTTATTTTCTCCATATTCTTTAATAGCTACCTCATCCTGAAATAGATCTAAGCCTTTTATAAGCATAGTGCACTTAGCTATAGGTTCTTCAGATCTAAGATCTACAAGAGCGAGAGCCGTAGCTTCAGGTTTATCTGCGTAGCTACTAATAACTAAGTGACACAGATTACCTGCAAACTTTACAGGGATATGAGTTACTATAGGTACCAGATTAGCTTGAGTCTTATCTAAATCTGTCTTATCTAAATCTGTCATATCTAATACTCCTTCTTAACTATGTAATCATCTGCACTATAACGGCCCTTAAAGTGCTCTGCTTTCTCAGCTAAGGTGTCACCCTTAACTTTCTGTGATAGGATACCTTTAGTAAAGGACTCCGGCTCACATATAACATACAGTTCCTCACGCGCTCTAGTAACTGCTGTATATAATAACTCACGCTGTAGCATAGTAGCATGAGACTGGTGGAGAGTTACAAATACCTTTCTCCACTCAGAACCCTGAGACTTATGCACGGTAAGAGCATACGAGTGCAGCAGATTATTAATTTCCGCTGCCTTAGATAATTCTATATAACTATCAGTATCTTCTAGGTAGACAGTTATAGTATGGGAAGCCTGCGTTACTCTCTCCTCTGAGGTAACTACTTGGGCTAATAAGAACTCTACATCTAAATCATTGTCAGTCTTAGTTCCCTTAGATGTTGCCCATTCTGCCGCTGCATTAGGGTTATGGCCCCAGTAATCTAAGGTAATAGACTCAGGCTGGAATGCTGCACCTGTATAAGAGAAGTTACGCTCTATACTAGAGATAGTAGCATCCTCTTTATCATATAGAACCTTATCACCACAGGTAAAGTAATGCTTATTAAAGCCAGCAACTACCTCATAGGTAGGCAGCCCATTCTGCCGCGCTATGTGATTAGCGATGAGCTTATTAAGCTCGATAGTACCACACGCTTTATTAAACGGCATAAGGATTATGTCCTTATCTACGTCATAGACTTTATTATCTATAGCGCCAGTAAAGAATGCACCTAATGTCTGTACGGCAGACTCATAGCTAATCTTTTTCTTCCACGGATGTAAGGTAAGCTGATCCGCTACTTTCCAGGCAGGGAATTCTGCCACTGGTATAGGCTTACCGCTTAGAATCCTATGAGCCAGTCTTATGATAGGAGATTCTAGCGCCTGTCTATATACTTCTGTAAGCTCTACTACTGGTAGCTCATCTAGCTTAAAGCCTAAGATAGCAGGGCCAAATATAGGGGGTAACTGTTGTATGTCACCTATAAAGATCCATTGTACAGGATGAGACAATGCCGCTATCAATTCATTATAAAGGGTTACCGATAACATAGAAGCTTCTTCAATAATGATAGTATGTATAGACTCAGGTAAAGGATTATTCTCATTCATAGATGGTTCGAATGATAGAACCTTTTTAGATAAGCCAGTCTCAGGATCGTCTGTCTCATAGTATACAGGCGCATACGCTAAGAGTTTATGCGCAGTGATACAGCTATCCTTAAGATCCTCACTTTGGACCTTACGAATATTATTGACAGCACGTCTAGTATAAGAGGCTATTATAATACCTGGACTCCCAGTTCTAAGGTACTTATGCCCTTCTGACTGTAAGACTGGTATCTTACCGCTCTGCATTAGCGCTGCCATAGCACCTTGGGAGCAAGTAGTCTTACCTGTACCAGCCGCACCAATAAGGACAGCACTAGCACCAGTAGATACTATATCTATAAACTCTTGTTGCTTAGAGTTATAGGTAATAAGCTCTCCATGCATACCAGTGGAGGTATCAGTGGTAGTGGCACTGGCACTGGCACTGGAGGTATCAGTAGCACTGGAGGTATCAGCAGTATTAGCAGTAGTATCAGTATCAGTAGTGGTAGCAGAAGTATTAGCAGTAGTATTAGTGGTAGTAGCGAATCCTTTCTTAGCCCGTAACTCTGCTAATCTAGCAGCTAATGATGTAGGCACAGTCTTAGGTGCTATGGGTGCTACAGTGGGTGCTACAGTGGGTGCTGTGGGTGCTACAGTGGGTGCTGTGGGTGCTACAGCTTCTACAGCTTCTCTCTGCTCCATAGCTTTCTTTCTATTAGCTAATAAAGTTTTAAGGTCAATCTTTTTTTCAGTCAATGTATAATACTCCTTTATTGAGTTCTAGGGGACTGTTACCTAGATAAGAGAATGAATTAAAGAATACGTGCTCTGTCCGCACCTTATGAGTCAACGCTGCCTGTCTGCGTAAAGACAGGATATGATCTAGTGTGTATAGCTTAGAGTGAGTTAGAATGACAGTATAATGTTCCTCATCTAGCCTATACCATGGAGTCTTAATAGTCATTTTAGTCTTCCTCCACGATTGGCGGTATCAGTGGTATCAGTGGTATCAGCAGTATCAGTGGTATCAGTGGGATTGGTGTAGTTTCTAGGCTCTCTAACTCTGTCCGCAGTCTAGATACAGCTACGCGATAGGCTAGTTTAGCCCGTAAGAATTCTACAGGTAATGGATAGTCTCGACTATTAGGCGGTAAGAGTCCAGTATCAGCTGCTGCTAGATCTAACTCACGGATAGTTTTATAACCGTGAGATATAATAGAACTATCTAAGTCAGGTAGGATAGTGTACCCAAGAGCTAATGAAGAACCTCCTAGATAATCTATGTGCCTACTGATACCTTCCTTAATAACTTTCATAAGAGTATGAAAGTGGATAGACCCTGCTTCTATGCTGCACTCGCAGTGATTCTTAATCTCTTTAAGGAGAGCAAGTGGAGTATTAAACATACGGTCGGTATTAAAGCAGGAACTAATAGCTCGCACCCAAGCTATCTTTTTTTCTTCGGGAAAAGCACCTGCTTTAGCCGCCCACTTAGCGACAACGTCCGAGAACTTCTCTGGATCTATACCTGATATGATATAGTAACTTAATCTATTCTCAATAGCTTTAAGGGAATCAGCTTCTCGCGTATCTATGCGATCTTGCTTATAATCCTTCAGGTTATCTTTCCATGCTCGCACCCAATTAGGCACTACTTCTAAAGTAGAGCTTGCATGAGTTACGCGAAACTTAGGTTGTTGAAAGTTAGCGGAAGCTACTGCTACTAGCGCAGTCTGCTCTAATACACTTACTAACTGTGCGATAGAACTTTCTATGAGAGACATCGTCTTTGGATCGTTTGGCTTAGCAGTAGAAGGATGGTGCCATTCTATGCAGCCCGATGAGTCTAAGAATGCTAGAAACATTAGGTAAGATTCAGTGCTATCTAACTCACCGGCACAGTGCCGTTCAAATACTTTATATAAGTCAGTATAAGAGGCACTGAATATAGGATGATAGTGACCCCTAGCAGCAGATATATACAGTCCCTTAAAATGAGAGGACGCAAACTGTATCCCAGATATAGCGCAAGTTACAGTGCTCATAGCCCTAAACCTCCTATAGGATCGTAATCTACACTAGACGTAGAATTATGTATGCACATAGCGCCAGACTCAAATAGCTGCAGTTGCTGTTCGGTCATTAGCTCGTTTATATACATATGTTCTTGTGCAGCGTCTAGCTGCCTGTGGGTACAGTTACTAGGATCTGTTATATACTTATTATAACACTCCTCCCAGTAACGCTCACGGTCAGCATTAGATTGCTGTAGCATGGCGCTACCTGCACCTGCACCTGCACCTAATGACTCTAAGAGACTAGGTTTCTCAGGTGCCATATTATATATAGCTTTCATACCTTTCATATCTATCTTAGCTATGAAAGGTACCAGGTATGCGAGACTGGAGTAAGTATCTACATCTGGCTCCGGATCCGCTTTTAAGCTAGCTACTATCTTAGCTAGCTGCGCTCTTTTAAGTACTGGTCTATACTTAGCCCCAGTGTTAATACTATTTGTCATAATCTCTAAGCTCCCTAATCTCTGCCTTGTGTGTTTAATGTATTGATTAGCACTAATTCTAATTCTAGTGCTAGTGCTAGCGCTAATTCTAGTGCTAACGTATCTAGCCTATGCTGTTCTACACGAGCGCGATAAGCATTATACCGCTTAGCGTTAGCATAGTCCCCATTAGTTACCAGGCGTGCCAGGTGTGCTTGTTCTCGCGCTAGTGCTAACTTATCGCTACGCTTTGTTGCCATTGGTTTAGCTAGTTTCATACCT